TATACGATTCGTACCATAGACCGTCGGGTGCCTTATCGCCCGGTGCATGCAAGCCGGGGCAAGGCCGTACGGGCAGAGCCGATTGCGGCGCTATACGAGCAAGGGCGGGTTAGACATGTTGGCTCGCTATCCAAGCTCGAAGACCAAATGATTTACATGACGCAGCGTGGGTACGAAGGACAAGGGTCGCCAGATCGATTGGACGCCTTGGTATGGGCGGTTACTGATCTCGTATTTGGCAAGTCAGCGCGAGGCGGTGCTATCGCGCTGCATGGAGGACACCACTAGTGGCAAAGTCGGCTGCAAAACTGAAGCCCGCGAATGATCAGTCGACCGAGCACCAGCGTATCGGTGACGTGAAAGAACGGCACCCTGACTTGGGCATTGTCATCCACGACTACGAGGAATGCCGCGATGCGGTAGACGGGTCCACAACGGTGAAGGGCAAGGGGGTGCAATATCTACCCATGCCTTCAGGCTTCAACGGCTCTTCCTCCCCGGTTGCAATGTATGAATCGTATAAGCTCCGGGCGCAGTTTCCTGATTTGCTTGCCCCCACAATTCAGGGGATGCTCGGGATTATCCACCACGGCGAGGCCCAAATCGAAGGTCTCGAGGAGGGTTCGCCGTTGGAGGGTATGTGGGAAAAGGCTACGCCCGATGGACTACCGTTAGAGAGCCTGCACCGTAAGATCACCGAGGAGATTCTTACGGTTGGCCGGGTAGCTCTGCTGGCAGATCTACCGCCAGAGGGTGGGGATTTGCCTTGGGTTGCTACCTACGCCGCAGAGACGCTGATCAACTGGAGCGAGAGCCGGAACTTCTTCGTACTGGAGGAAGGCTACCGGGTACGGAGCGGTTACACATGGGACGCCAAGTTGCGTTACCGGGTACTCGAGATCGTAGACGATACGTATCAGGTCGAAGTGCTGGACGAAGACGGTAGTCCAATCACCGAATTTGCTGACGTAGAAAATCAGGACGTAGAGGAGGGTGTAGCGACCTCCGTGGTTGTGCCTCAGGTTCGGGGCGGTGGAACGCTCGAAGAGATTCCCTTGGTCGTAGCTGGATCGCGGGACCTCAGTTTGACGCCGGACCAAATCCCTATGATCGGCGTGACACGGGCGGCGTTCGCTATATATCGGCTGGACGCTGACTACCGTCATCAACTCTTCATGTCAGGTCAGGAAACACTTTTCTATATTGGGTTAGCAAAAGAGGACGTCCCTGAGTATGTGGGCGCGGGGGTTGGCATCGCTATCCCCGAGGGCGGCGACGCCAAGTATGTAGGACCCAGCGGTTCGGGCATAGCAGCCCATAAGGAGGCCATAGCGGATGAGCGAGCGAACGCAGCTGAAGCCGGGTCACGTATGTTCGCTGTCGGTGATAAGAAGTCGGCTGAATCAGGTGAGGCGCTGCGCATTCGCGCTCGCGCGGGTAGCGCGACCCTCGTCAGTGTTGCACAGACTAGCGCAGCGGCGCTGGAATCGGTTCTCAGGCACTGCGCCCGTATGGTCGGGCAAGACCCTGAAGAGATCATCGTAAAGCCCAACTTGAACTTCCTCGATACAGATATGTCGCCTGATGAGGCGAATAAGATGGTGGAACTATGGATGAACAAGGTCATCAGCTATGAAACACTCTATGCCAACCTTCAGCGTGGCCGCATTGCTTCGGAGGAGCGTACCGCAGAGGAGGAGCAAGAGCTCGTGGCTGAGGAGGAAGCTGCGGCAGTCCCCGACGAAGGAATGGGAGAGTTGCCCGAAATCGGCGGCGATGTAGATTTGACCGAGGGTCAAGGTACAGACGAGTACGGGGAAACCAGCGAGGAGGAAATAAACGAACTCTTCGCGCCGGAGGAAGAGCTTGAAGAAGAGGAGATAGCGCCATGATGCCGAGTAGTTATCCGCTGACGCTATACCACGGCGACAGCTACGAGTGGCAATTCAAGCTATGGCTGGACACCGGCAAGACCGTACCACTGGACTTGACCGATGTGGTAGCCAAGGCGGAAATCCGGGATAAAGCCGGTGGTCCCTATATCATGGAAATCACTTGCACGATTGTGATACCTAACATCGTTGCGGGGTCACTATCTGCGGCTGCTTGCAGATCCTTGCCCCTTGGTAATTTAGTATGGGATTTGCAGCTGACCTATCCCAACGGTGCGGTGAATACGATTCTAGCCGGGGCAGTGTCAGTGACGCCAGATGTAACCGATTCGACTGAGCCTATTCCACCAGAGCCAGAAGAGCCAGAGGCACGGGTAACGCCCATGACACGCGCTCCAGTACGCGCATTGAGGGTGGCACGCAAATGACCGAGTATACCACCATTACGGATATCGTAGTTGCTACGACCCAAGATAATATTATCGAGGTCACCGCACCTACACGGGCAGCATTGATCGAGATCATTGCGCCGCCTATCCATATGGTGGAAGTAGAGGAACTCGGCGGACCGCAAGGACCACCGGGTCCCATCGGTCTCCCCGGCAGCGGTCTCCTTATGATGGGTAGTGTGCCCACGTACGCTGACCTCCCTGTAGGAGCCGGTATCAATCATGGATACGTGACAACGGATACTTCACATCTATGGGTTTGGAATGGGTTTGCGTGGGTTGATTGTGGTAACTTGACAGGACCGGTGGGGCCGATTGGACCAGTCGGTCATCAGGTCATGTTTATCGGCGATACGCCTCCTGTAGATCCGCAGCCGGGGCATACTTGGTGGCAGTCCAATACGGGTAATATGTATGTTTGGTTTAACGACGGTAATTCTGAGCAATGGGTGCCTGCGCATGTAGGTACGTTGCCGGGCGGCGAGGGAAGCCCGATGGAGATACCGGACGAAGTGATAGGAGGGACAATTACGATTGGTACTACACCGCCAGCGGTGCCTGCGGTTAATGATATTTGGATAGACACAAATTAAGGGAGTGATATGATGGATGGTCTTGGAGGATTCTTATCGGCGGGTCAGGTTACGGTAACGACAACGTCGGGTGCTGGGCACCCACCTGAATTCTACGCCGAACGTCTATGCGATAGGTTGATCTCGATCGCAGAAACGGCACCTCCAGAGATTAGGTTGCAGGCACAGGCGTATCGGGAGCGAATGCAAGCGGTGGCACTAGATGTTATCAAACGGGCTATCGTATCCAATCACACTACTGTCATTAACCAGCTGAGGAAGGCGGGTATGAATGAAGCCGCTGAACTCGTCTTCAAACTAAGGAGCTAAATAGATGGCTATCACCAATGCAATGTGCAATTCCTTCAAGCAAGAATTGATGGAGGCTAAGCACAGTTTCCTGGCTTCGGGTGGACATACCTTCAAGCTCGCGTTGTTCCTGACCTCGGCAACGCTGAGCGCATCTACGGCTACATATACCAATACGGGCGAGGTAGCGACAGGCGGCGGCTATACGCAAGGCGGTGTGTCGCTGACCAACGTCAATCCATCGATCGATACCAACACTGCGATCACTGACTTTAACCCTGATATCACATGGGCGACTTCGACGATTACGGCAGGTGGTGCGCTGATTTACAACTTTACCACTGCACCGAATAACCGGGCTGTTGCGGCCTTGACATTTGGTGGTGATAAGATCAGCTCGGCAGGCGACTTCACTGTTACCTTCCCGCCTCCGGCAGCGGGTACGGCGATTATTCGCATCGCGTAATTTTTGGTAATCTGGGCTGGGTGAATGGCAACCGTATATGGCTTTGCACCAATCGTCACATCGGCTCATTTCGCCGCTGTTGGCGGCACTGGTACGGGGGCTACAACTGCCGCAATCAGGAACAACACACCAGCCTGTTCAAATCAAGTAAGCCAAGGGTCATCGAACTTCCTTGGCTTGTATTACCCTGCTCCTAACTACGCCTTTCACCAGAATTTCTATACCTTTGACACCAGCACAATTCCTGCCGGGCCGGGGACAATCTATCTTGGTCTGGACGCCTCTCTTATATACGCGGGCGGCGATACATTTGAAGTCAGGCAGGTTTCGTCCAACGCTAATATGATCGCTGGCGATAGCCTAGCTTCGCACACGTTGCTGGGGACGGCGGTCTCGGCCCCGACGACTACTGGTCGTTTCTATCTCCCGGTTGATCTCTCGTTGCTGTCGCGGGCGGCGGGAACCATCCTGATGGTTAGCTCGCAGAAGCAGAGATTGGGGACCGCTGGGGCTGGCCTCCAAGAAGGCGTCCACGTCACCACTACCAACACCACAGCTTCGGGTGCCAAGGCGCACCTTATTGAGAAGATCACAGGGCCGTGGACGTTTGTAGGAATTTCGGCTCCCGTTGAAGGTACGGCTACCACGTTGACGTTGACCGAGCCTGCGGGTGTAGCGGTCGGCGATCTTCTGGTCGCCAGTATATCCATCCGTGGGACATCTACCGTTACCACAGTACCAAGCGGATGGACGCTGGTTGCGAAAAGCCCCACGACACCCAACACGTCAACCAACACATCCGCGACCGCTCTGGCGTGGATGTCTTACATCGTACGCGGAGCATCAGCACCCAGTTACGCCTTCACCTTTGGCGCTGCGCCCTCTGTTGCATTGGGTCGGGTCGCTGCTTATCGTGGTCAAGCTCCAACATCCCCGCTGGATATCGCAGTAGGATCGTCTTCAGCAACCAACATACAATCTGTCAGTGTTACCGGCCTGACGACAACCACGGATGACGATCTTCTCGTCGGCATGGTGGCTGGCGGGCAGGAAGTAATGTGGCATAACGTTGGTACGGCAACCGACCCAGCCGTTACCGGCGACCAAGGTATCAGCAACAATAGTAAGCCCCCGGTAGCGGCATTCCAGACACGCGGAAATAGCGAAACGGCGACTGGCGCGGATACATCGCTGGCTGTTTACGATGCAGTTAAGCGCACAGCAGGTGCGACCGGTAATTTGGTCGCGTTCAGTTTTACCGCCGCATCCCATGGCCTTGTCATGGGTGCGTTCAAGCTTGCGCCGCCGCCATCGGTGGCCGATGCGTGGAACGTCAACGATAAGACAGCTACCATTACGCTGTCGAACAGCGACAAGACGGCAACGCTCACAACTGGGGTGTCTGCCGGTATTCGCTCGACGCAGGCGCGAACCAATGGCACGGCTGGCAAATACTACGCAGAATTTGTCGTAGGCTCTAATAATATCGGGCGGGTTGGAATACAGACGACTTCTGCTTCTGTTTCTTCTTTTGCTGGCTCTTGTCACGTCTTTCCAAACGATGGCAATGTCATCATCAACGCCATTAATGTAGGTAACATTGGTACGTTTTCAGCCGGTGATGTGGCGTGCGTTGCATGGGATACCGGGGCCGAGAAAATCTGGTTCCGCAGGAATGCCAATGCTTGGCACAGTGGCGATCCCGCAGCTGGAACGGGCAGCGGCGCTGATGCTTCGTTTCTGACTTCTGTCGCTCACGCTCTATGGATGATGAGTGCGTCGTCCGGGTTCGCACTCACCACCCGCACCGAAGCCGCCGAGTTCACGCAGGCCGTCCCTGATGGCTTCAAGTCGTGGATGGGCGAGACGCTCGATGCGTGGAACGCCAATGACAAATCTGCTTCGGTTACTCTGTCCAACAGCGACAAGACGGCAGTCTTTAGCGCGGCTGGCGGTGTTCGTTCGACGCAGGCGCGAAGCAATGAAACGGCGGGGCAATATTACATCGAGTTAAAGATCGTCGCCGGAACGACCACCCGTTTTGGTGTGAAACTCAGCACAGATACCGATCTTACGTCGAACGCAAATGCCTTCGTTGTCGATCTGACTACCGGGGACGTCTATTCAAACGGCAGTCCAGTCGCTGGCGTGAACATTCCATTCGTTGGAGTCGGCGACGTTCTGGGTATGGCGTGGGACACCAGCCTAGAAGCTGTCTGGTTCCGCAAGAACGGCGGCTATTGGAACGAGAATATCAATTCCAATCCGGTAACTGGTAGCCAATTCTTCTATGCCGGTGGGCTGGTAAACGCTGCTTACAATCTTTTCCTTGCTGGCTCTGGCAGTAGCCACGGCGGCATCCTGCGTACCACCAAGGCCGATTTCGAATATACCGGTCCGACTGGCTACAAGTCATGGATGGGCGAGACGCTCGCTCCATCCGATCCGAATATCACCGTTGCAGTTAGCGGGGTCAGCGCAACCGGATCAGCCGGAATGGTCGTTGGCGGGCCGGTCACACCGCCGAAGCTGGATGCATGGGATAAATCTCTCGTCACCCCGGCGATAGTTCTGTCGGACGACGACAGGACAGCAACCGCACCGGCAGGCGTATCCGGTACGCTCTGGTCAACCGTCAAGCATCAGACAGGCAAGTGGTTCGGTGAGATAATTTTCACCGGGGCAGCGCCTGGCGGGGTGGTCGGCTTCTTCGATGACGCCACCGACACCGGTACGGTCCTGACCGCCGCAGGTAGCGTCCAGATATGGGTCGATGGGGTCGCCGTCACCACCATTCCGAGCGTGTTCCCCGCACTGGTCAGCGGCGACAAGATCGGCATGGCAATCGACGCCGACGCCGGGAAAGTCTGGTTCAGGGTAAACGGAGGAAACTGGAACAACGATTCAGCACAGGTGCCAGTGTGATGGACGAGCGCCGGGAAGCCTATCGGATCAAGACGACTGCGCTGTTGAAGGTGATCGGCGGCTTGGTCGGCCGCAATCTCAGGAACAAGGATGGCACCTTCCGCATAGAGCGTGCTGGCGTCACGCCAGAATATTCTCTCGATCTGCTGGTGACGTTCTTCAAGCAGAAGTCGAAGCCTGACACCCGCCATATCGTTATAACCAATCCGCCTGTATTGCCTGCGGCGGGCAAGCAAGCCCGCAATGAGACGGCCAATCTCGACGCTGCTGTCCGGGGAATGCTGGAGGGGTTTGCCAACCAGCCAAGCCAGCGGTCGGCCTACTATCGCGTCTATGGTTCACCGTCTGATGCCAGAGGGGTATCCCCTAGCAGCCCTTGGGCCACTGCCAGAAATTATACCGGCGCGTATCAGTCCAGTACCCTGGTATCGTCATATATCGGCTACAGCAATGTCAGCGGCAACTGGACGGTCAATCAACATCTTTTCGTGTTCGATACCAGCGCGGTTCCGGCAAGCGCAGGCACTGGTATTTTTACCCTGTCCGTAGTCACCAGCACCGCTACCGCTGGTGACAGCATAGAGCTTCATATAGTCGATCAGAATACCAGCATGATCGCTGGCGATAGTCTCGGCAGCTATCCGCTACTCGCCACGTCTGCGTCATGGCCACCTTCAGGCGGTCGGTTCAGTATTCCCATATCTGATTCAAGCCTCATAACGCGGTCGTCAAACGTTTACATATACGGCAGTGGAGCCAAACAAAGAAATTCGACCGAGCCATCGGCAGATTCAACCGCCAATATTCAGACTGCTGATACATCCGGCACGGCTGACGATCCTCAGCTAGATTTCATTCTTGCGGCGGTCGGCACCGAGGTCGTCATTACCACTACGGGCGCTGGTTCATGGACCGTCCCGACTGGTGTCACTTCGCTCAAGATCGAGGCATGGAGTGCTGGTGGTGGCGGTCAGATCGCGACTACGCAGGAGGGTGGTGGTGGCGGCGGCGCTTATATCGGTAATACGATTACTGTCACCCCCGGCCAACTTATTTATTACAATGTTGGCGCTGGCGGCGCACCGTCTATTGCGGGCGGCAATACGCTTATAGGAAATGCCAGCACTTACGCAGCATCAACAACTGCCTTCGAAGCATATGGTGGAGTTGGCTATCCATCTGGCTTAGGCGGCGCTAGCGCCTCCAAGGGTGTATGGGCTACCGGGCGCATAGAATATGGTGGCGGTGCTGGCACGGCTCCGCAAGGCGGCGGCGGTGGGCGCGGCGGCTCTGGCGGCGGCGGCAGCGGCGGTCCTAGCGGTGCGGGCGCGGCTGGCGCGGCTGG